GTAATGCTAGAGCCAACTGTATTTACATTTGATATGCTACCAGCTACTGTAGTAACATTTGCATTATTTGTAGCAACCGTAGTGACATTGCCAGAGATACCTGCTACTGTAGTTACTGAAGTAATATCTGTAGCAACTGTATTTACATTTGCAATACTAGGGGCAACGGTGTTTACATTGGTAATTGAGTTACCTACTGCATTTACATTTGTTATGCTTCCTGCTGTAGTATTAACATTTGCAATAGAACCAGCTGTAGTATTTACACTAGCAATACTCCCGGCTGTAGTATTTACATTAGAGATGTCAGTGGCAACGGTGTTTATACCTGCAATATTATCCTGTACATCATTTATATCTGATATATTGTTTTCAAGGACTTGTACATCACCTATATTACTCGCTACTGTATTTACATCAGAAATGTTAGTCCCAACTGTATTCACATTAGCTATATATGTAGCGGTTGTATTTACATTTGCTACATTAGTAGCTACGGTGTTTACATTCGCTATATCTGTAGCGGTTGTATTTACATTTGCTATATCATCTGCCACTGCCTGTACATCAACTACATTATTAGCTACAGATGTAACTTCTTCATAAATACCAGCCACTGTAGCAATATTATCTACATTAGTAACGATACCATTTAAACCATCAGCACCAATACCAGCTACTATGTTTATATTATCTACATTAGTAGCTACGGTGTTTACATTAGCTATATCTGTACTTACGGTGTTAATAGGGGTTAAGTTATCCTCTACGGTGTTGATGTCATCTATATTCGTTGCTACAGTATCGATGTTTGTTGTTGATGTTAATAAGTCATCTGGAGTAGTACCTATCCTAAGTAAAATATTAGACCCAGCCGTAGGGGCTATAAAGAACACTGCTGCATCATTAATTAAATCATAATCACTTTTACTTACTTCCGTACCATCGACAGTTACTTCTATATGTTTTTCACTTAAGATGCATACGTCACTCTGGAAGATGGTTGTTGTTCCATTAGCCGTGTATGTTTTACTTGTTATTGCCATGCCTGTCCTTTACGTTATTGATTAAGTTGAGCATAATTACTCATGGTTTTCTTAACACCTATTAAAGTGTATCTAGCATTAACGGCACTACCATTATTTGATGATGTAAACCTTAGTGTTTTATTATCGACATCTAAATAAGAATCAAGAATTATGGTACCAGAGCTGCTTGGTGAAACAGTCCTTTGGTGTACATTAACACTCCAATTATAATCATTATAGGTACTAATGTTAAAAGTACCATCTAATGTAGGAGACCACGTACCGCTAAAGGTACCTGTCCTTACAATTAAAGCTCCCGTTAGTTGTGTTTCAAGTGCTGTTATATCTGCTATATTTGTAGCTATATCTCCAGCATTAGAAGCTATGTTTCCCTCTATAGATATAATATCACTTTCAGCTGACGTTAGACGTGTATCTACATCAACAAGCCCAGTTTCTATATTATTTAGGTTAGTAGCGTTGATAGCTGGGGTACTATTATCTACCCAAGTAGTCCTATTATAAGCCATGTTGTATTTCCTTTGTGTTTAAAACGTAGGAACTATCCCACGTTCTTTGATTTTTTAATATATGTTCCATACAAATCCAGAGAGTTTATCCTGAATCCTGAAGATATTTCATTAGTTATTGTTATTTCTAAGTTGTTTGTATTCCCTGCTACAGGATACTTGTGGTCACTTGCCATAGAATATGTATCACTCCCTGGTGTTAATTCCGTTGATGGGTATAACTCAATGTTAGGGTATTGTCCACTTGATTGAAGATAGTTATACTCTTTGCTTGTTAGGGGTACATTATTAGGGTAATTACCAGCTCCCATATTAAAGTAGTAATTCTTAGGTTTACTATAGCGGTCTACTTTAACATTATAGAAACTACCGTAGTTAGCTTGGAGTATAATACTCTTAAGTATAAAGTCTCCTCTATTATCATCTACTTGAGAACTACCTGATACAAACCCAGGTTTAGTTAATACTATAGTGGAGGTATAATCCACACTCCCCGCATCAAGATAAGACACATCATTGAAATCAAGGGTAAACTCCAGAGGTATTGTCTCTAGGCTAATAGTACCATAGCGATTAATCATGAGCAATAAGTTATTTCCTAGCACTGCAATATTAAATACAGAGCCATCGAATGTCCATTTGTGCCAAGCTGATTGTGCTTTCTCTTCACCCTGCCAGTAAAAGTTATATACATATACTGTAGATGTGTCATCAGCTGATAAAGCAAACAACATATCATTCTTACTTGACCCTACTAACGCAGTTAAATTCTTAGGTATGTAGTTAGGACAATGAGCTGTAATATTAGCTGCATCATTAGATAAGCTATCTGGTTGTACATAGTACTCTCTAATACCACTATAGTTATTAGTTTCTGTAGCAAAGTATGCATTTGGTCCTATAGTTATAGGCCCAACATCTTGAATGTCAAAGGCTGTAGATTGTTGTACACTTACGTTCTTAGGTGTTAAACTATCACTAGCACTCATGATGAACTGTGCTTTATCTCCAAAGATTAATAACTCTTTATTAAAGGGAGCAGCGTACCTTAATGATATAGCCTTATTACTATCGACTGCAACATCAATAGGGTCACTATCGAGTACATCAGTAACGGTTGTAGGGAAGAAGTTGTAGTAGCTCCCTGATTCAGATAAGATAACATTATCTCCTGATATGAAGCCTAATCTGTTCCTATAAAAGAACACATCCTGTATTGTTTGTCCTATAAAACTAGGTTCACTTGCGGATAAGGTATCTCCAACTTCCCTAGAGTCCCATGGAATTGTACTAAAGTTGTTAACGTAAGTGCTCCCATCTCTCCTAAGTTCAAGTTTATGTGGCATTGAAGTCAATCTAAATTTATTCCGTAGGTGTGGCCTAAATGTTTCTTTATATACACCACCCTCATATTTAACGTAATAGTTATCAAAGTTTGTAGTCTCGTCACCCGTTATCTCTATGACTGCTCCTTCATAACCTAAATCCGTAGGGAGGTCAGCTAGTTTCTTAATACTACCTTGCCAAGATTCAGATGCTTGATTACCCCAAGAATCAGCCCCTGTCATAGTAGAGCTACTAGGATACTTAACTACCGAACCAGATGACGAAGCTCCACTTCCAAGGACAGAAGCTAAAGCTGCGGCTGCAGTAACGGAATTAGAGTTTGTAACGCTTGGGTAAGGGACTCCATCTTTATAAATATAATAAGTATAACGTAAAGATGCATTACCTGTATCACTTGTATCATTATCACCAGCAGTCCTCTTAACCCAGTAGTAGAAGGTTGTTGCCCAATCACTATCCCCATTATCAGAAGAAAAGGTGTCCATTGCTGTCACTGTAGTTTTATTTACTACGAATGTGGTATCCCCTACAGTAGAGAGAGAAAAGCTCTTTTTAGCTGTGGCTCCTGCGGGTAACGTTAAATAGCTCTTATATGTCCATGGACCAATCCATGTCTTTTCTACAACATCATACACCCTGTACTCGCTAGAGCCATTAATACATATAATATACTGTTCATTACCTGCACCCCTATCGTACGTGTATATAAACGAGTCCTCTGGGAAAGCGTTATCTGTCTCAGCTATTGTCGAAGGAGGTCTCTTAGCTGTGCCCCCAATAATTGTAGGGTAACAGTTTATCATAGAACTTACTTGTGTGTCGTGTCGGAGTTCAGGTGCTTGTTGTGAAACACCCCCATATAACCCAGGTAGGGTCTGATTAACTAGTGCCATTCTTACCCCCTTAAGCCCGTTGGATTTGAGTTTCTAGTGAGGGCTCTAGCGACAGTAGGGTTATCAAAGATGTTATAATCATTTACATCATCCTCATGTATATCTACTCTAGTTTGGGCCTCTTGCTCATCCCTCACGAGTATCTGGAGCATATTGACATCACCTACGAACCTTTGGTACATTATTCGTCCTGCTTTTAGTACAATATACTTTTGCATTATCACTGGGAGCTCATCAAAAGGAATATCCCAAACTACATCACAATCTACAGATGTTTCAAACTTATAGCTATGGGTTTCTTTATTATATAATCTACCATCTTTTCTAATGTAATTACTCTTTTCATCACTAGGGTCTGCCCTTAATGCCGATGGGGGTACTATAATATAACCATCTGTATCAGGACTTAGGCTCCATTTAGTATCGGTATTAAATGACCAGCCCTCTGATAGCAACTCCTCTTTTGTTGCTTCAATTAAAATATCAGCTTGTTCAGCTTCATATATACCCACGATTGATAAATCACTCTCGATAGGTTGTTCTCCAATGACTAGAAGAATTTCATTTATTGCACTATTATACTTATTCATATTATTACTTTCCTTTAATATATTATTGTTTTAATCTCATAGTAAAGGAAAGAGAGAGGTTGTCCTCCCTCATCCTTATATTGTCTTATACAGACGCATCTAGTGTTACAACACACCCTGGGTTAAGTACACCAAAGCCCATTGCGTAAGATGAAGTCATTAAATCACCTAACTTTTCTGGAATATAGTTAGCCTCAGACTTAATGTCTAGTAGCTTAACAACACCAATGGCGTTAGAAGTAAATACAATGATTTCACCAGTAGCGAGTCTATTAGATACTAAAATGTTGTTTCCAGCAATTCTAGTTATCTTACCAGAGTCAACACCACCATTACTTACGGTATAGTCAGAGTTAGTTCCTTTGCTTGACTGAACTAGTTTATAGTAATCAGCTGGAGTAACAACTACGTATCTCTCACCTGGTACATCTTTTTCATCTAGTTTAGTTTGTGCTTGGAAAATACCATCAATGATTTTATTCCCAGCTTCTTCAGCTGTATCACCAGCTAGAACACCTAGGTCGATTGCAGCAGCTTCTACAGCTGGTTGTCCAGTTGCAGCAGTACCACCAATACAAGCTCTAAGAGTTGTAACGATATCACCATCAATAGTTTGTGCTAGTTTTCTACCCATTTCAGTAGAGTATTGTCCTCTAACTTCATAGTGAGCCATTGCTTCTTCAAAGCTGTCAACAAATACTGATGCGTATTTAAGGTTATCGATTGTGATAACTCTCTCACCAGCAGCGATACCTTTAACATCAATGTCAGTACCTGGTACGTGTGTAGCTAGTGCATCAGTATATGAACCAATTACTGGGACGTAATCGTATATTCAATATAAGACGTTACACTTATATCCGTTTTTCCTCTAACTATAGGGTGTTCAAATTCCTATAATATCATAAAGTTAAACTGCTATATGTTTCCATATAGACTAGACTATATCTTCATTATATTTATTTAGATATTTTATCGCGTTTTCTAATGTAGTAATATTCTCTTTTAATTGCCCAATCCCTGTATTACAGTTATTGCATAAAAGGCCTCTTACTTTATGCGTCATATGATTATGGTCTATAACTAATCTCTTCTTCCTTTTAGAAGTATAAGATTGTTTACATATCTCACACACGCCTTCTTGTTCTTCGAATTTCTGGATATACCAATCACAATCTACACCATATTTTCTAGCTATACCGTTAGCTATCGTACAGTCTTTACATTCTTTTCTATATGTATTAGATTCTTTTCGTTTGTAGTACTCTGTTATAGGTTTCACCTCATCACATTGTATGCATTTCCATTCTTCAAATGTGTAATTATTCCATATCTGTTTCATACACCCACAAGATTTCTGTTTAGTACCAGAGTCAATACGTCTCTCCACATCTGAGTTACAATACTCACAATGGAATAGACCATAACGTCTCTTCTGTTTTTTATTATCGCGTTTTTTACCTAAGTCTTTAATTAATTTCATTTGTTCTCCTAATAAGGTTTATTAATTATAAATATATTGCATCCTATTTCCACTCACTTGAGTGTACGAGCTTCCGCTCTAGTCGTTGAACCACGCCTATAAGGCTTATCGGCTGCTGATTGTCCTCGTCTTTACGTTAGGAGTTTCCAGCAATTAAGGATGTTTACCCACAGCTCCCATTCTACTGTGCAGATTTACCTGATGAGATTGTTCTAGTTTGTACTAGTCCCATAAAGATGTTGTTCTCTTCAAACGAAGTTAATACTTCCCCTGAGAATACTTTAAGAGCTACTGCTCTATCTGATGCTGTTGATATTGTGTTTGAACCAATACCATTTGAATGAATGTATGCCATATTATTAATTTCCTATTATTTATTTTATTTTTATGTTAGCTGTAGGGTGTACAGCACAGTATCCTATAACATTTTGTTATTGTTCTTATTCTAAATCCTTTGGTATCCCGATAAACATACCTCAATATATTTACTAGGGGCATCAGATACTGTATAAATTAATAACGAGTGTAAAGTGACAGCAGGCGGAGAACCCACTGCCAAAGAAGAGTAAAAAGAAGATTTGGGCTTACATCATAATGAATGCCAAATACTAGAAATTACTCTTAGCTACCTTCCTCATAACCAT